CTATTAGCCGCAAAAATAAAATTAAGCGCTTGATATAGCCTTAATCCCGGTGTACCCGGATTTGATGGAATAGTTGTATCCCAGCCGCCACCGCCTGTATATCCGCTTTGAGTGCCTGTAGCCCAATCATAAATAGTTGTGCCACTAGGATTAGATGGGGTAGAAATATTCCATTGATATAGTGCTGGATATGCGCTTTTAGTTCCAGTATTGCCTTGGATTGCATAAACCACTTGCATAGTGGATGTAGGAATTAAATGGACTACACCAGCTAAATCTTTATAGCGAACAGGAATCTGAACTGTCGCTGGGTTTGCTGTCATTGATGTTGGCGCACCAAACAAAGCATAACTACCGCCATCTGTAGGCGGCAATGGGAAAGTTACACCAGTTTGAACAATGTCGGTTGCATAACCAGTAGTAGCATTGTATCCAATGCGCCATGTGCCGGGAACAAATGATGAGTCTGAATCGCTAGTAGCTGGGACATAATCTACAGGACCTAAACCATTCGATCCATATAACTTAAAACTAATTCCTGTAAATACTGGTGTTCCGTTATACGGAACTGACAAAGTAGTTGGACTTAATGTCGATACAAAAGAAGCGGCATTAGCTGGATCTGGAGCCCATACAAAAGATGTAGAAGTTGGAGATTGTGTTGATTTTCCAACAGAGCTATTACAAATATATGAAAAATAATAAGTATTTGCTGGTAATGTTATATGAGCAAATGTATATACACTTCCTGCAACAAATGGATTTGAATTAGAAGCTGTGGCAATATTCCAAGTAAGCCAATCGGCTGTAGTTGGTGATGCAACTGTTGTATAAAATAAAGTAATTGAAGTTGTAGTTCCTGATGTTGGAATTGCACAATTAATATCAAAATAAGGAACAGAAATATAGGGATATGAATCTACTACATTTGGTGCGCTTAATGCGCTATAAAAATTAGGGTTTGCAATGCCATTAGTATTTGGTGTTGGGCTATATTGATTAATATCAGCAGTAGCATAAACATTGGGATCATAATCCAACAACTGAAGTTCTGCTCCTAAATTACCATCTGGCAATGCAGTTTCTTTAGTTTGCATTACTCTAAATTGCTTGTTTGACCAACCATAATCAGCATTAGTAATTGTTACTACATCACCAGCATCTACTTGAATACCATCATAAGTAGTAGTAATACCAACAACTAAATCTAATCTAGCTTGTTCTAAAATGCGATTTGCCAAATATTGTGCTTGAACATTATCATTAACTAAATCATATTTAATAGATGATTTATTAACTGGTTCATTTGGATAAAGCAAACCACTTGGAGTTTTTAATAAAACATATCCAGCTTGATCTCTATTAGTTTTATCATTATATTGAGATTCAATTTGATTGATTGCTTGTGTAATGTCTAAAGCACCAACAGTAATTGCTCCCATAATATTGGAATCATTAAAACTATATGATGGGGATATTGCTTGATTAATAACAATAGACCATTTTCCATTGCTAGTGTTATATTTCATCCAAGAATCACAACACATTAGCATTAAATCTATATTAGATAATATAGTTTGCCCAGTATCTAAAATTCCATTAAATCTGTATCTTGGTTGAGTTTGTGGGTTTCCATCAGGATCAAAATAATTTATTAATTGATCTGAATATGAATTTAATGCTGTAGCTGATGAAGAATCTACAAATGATGAATCAACTGCTCCACCATAAATAGAATTAGTCATATAGTCGTACCAAACATCGCCGGGCTTTGCTACACCAGTTCCATTTAAAGTTTGGCTACAATGAAAAGTAATTGGTTGTAAAGTTTCTGTACCTATTGATCCTGTGTTATAAAACAATTTAACAATGGCAAAAGCTGTGCCATTCATTCTTCTTCCTGTTGATGCCCATTGATAAGCAGAATTAAGTCCAGAATCGGGACCCATATTATGCTCTGTGCCAGCTTCCCAAGGTTTATATGGAGTATTAATTGGGGTTACATTTCCAGCTTGATCTGAAATATATAATGATATAAATAATTTACTGCTAATAGTAGTATCTACATTGCCAGCTTGATCTGTAAGACTAGCTACTGCCGCTAAATCACCAGTATCAGTATGAAAAGTTATTAATTGATCTTGATAATAAAATTTAGTTGTATCAAAAGTAAAAGTTCCATTTGAACTAATATTAGAAATAACCATTACATAATACATAGCCTTTTGATCTGTAGTTAATGCGGCATCTACAAATCGACCACCAGTATAAGCTGTTCCATAAACCATAGGAATTGAAGCTGTAGGGTCGGGTGGAACTTGTTGTCTTACATTAGTTTGTTGAAGTGATTGAGAAGTATTGTTTGCATTGGGAGAAAAAATCCTAGATGCCACAATAGATACAGCAAAAGTTGCCGCCATTTGATAGCCAATACTTAATCCATCAGTTAATATGGCAGTAGCAATAGTTAAAACTGCTGGCAGTAAACTTTTAAATCCGCTAAAGTCAATTCCTAAAAAACCCATATCTTTTCCTTATGAAACAAAATGCACGATAGGTGCAGGATTTTGTTGTGTTGATCCAATCACTTTTGATTGGCTTCCGCTGGTTGGAGTTTGACCAAAGCTAAAATAGGTTGAAGCAATAATTGGAACTCTATCCATACTGGTATCTGTAGGATAAACTGCTCTCCAGCTTGATGGATTGGTTTTTATTCCAGCAACTCTAGAATCTAATACTAACCGCATAGATGCGCTTGAAATAATACAAGTAGCTGTTCTTTCTCTTTTGTTGCTATCAAAAGTTTCATTAATGGCAATATTATTGACAATGCCTTGGTATCTTAAAAAGAACTGTTGAACTCCACCAATAGTTAAAATTTGATTATCTGAATCTAAAAATCCTCTCCAAATTTTAATTGGGCTACCTTTAATATTTGCGCCTAAAACAATATTAATATTTTCCGGAACAAGACCAGAAATAGAAAGTTTTACATCTGTGCTAGTAGCTTTCATATCTTGTTGAATGGTGGTAACACCTAAATAACTACCCATACCATCAAAAGTAATGCCATTAACAGTTACATTAGATGCCGCATTAGTTAAATTATCTGTATAGGTAGGTGTTACTAATTGCACAAATTCCGCATATCGAATTGATGAGGAATTTAATGCCGCCATTGTTGTGGACATAATATTTCCTTAGTTTGTTATATCTTCTCTAAATACAAATGGACCAGACCATTCTACAAATGCACCATTCGTCATTGGTGTTAAAGTATATGTTGGNCATTGTTCTGCTATTAAATTAAATGAAACTGCATTTCCCATAGTAACTGTANCACCAGCAGAAGGAGAACCAATAATAGGTCTATTAATATAAACTGTTGTACCAGAAGAATCTGCGGTTACTTTATAAACATATCCGCCAATCTCTATAAAATCTCCAGCTTTAAAAGTTCCATTAGAACTTAAAGTAAGAACTTGGGAATTTGGCAAAGGTGTGGAAGCCAATGTAGCGGTGGTTGCTGTGCCTTGCATAGCGGTAAACCAACTTAAATTTGAAGAATTAAATGTAATGGTTTGTGGCAATTGACGATCCAAATTATCAATTTGCTGAATAATGGCTCTAGCAGTTGGATAATATAAATAGTTGTGCGGAGTTACAGAAAATACCCAAGGCACAGAAGTTAAATATTGAGCTATTCTTAGCTGACCTGATCTACTAACTTGTTGAGCAATCAATCTTCTGTTATTCACAGTCATCTTTTGTTGAATCTCAAATATATCTTGAAAGCCAGCCATTATGTCCTACTCCTAACTGTATTGATATTCTTTTGTGCATATTGGTTAGCCGCCCAAACTGCACCAGAACTTCCATAAAGTCTATCTTCAAAAGACTTGGTATCAATAGCTTGAATATTGTAATTAGTTACATTGGTTGTGCTACCTAATGCACCGCCTAATTGATTATTTGGGATTACAGTTCCAGAATTTTTAGGAATAAATAATTCTGGTCCATTTTCTCCAACCAATGATGGAACTCCAATTGGGGGATCGCCACCACCAGCAAAGGCTTGATAAGATGGACCATAAGCACCGCCGGGAGTAGATGCTCCACCAGTAAATAATCCATCTCCATTACCGAAAGAGCTTCCCATCCCAGTTAAAGCCCTCATTACCATTGCTTTAAGAATAATTTTTTCTAAATCTTGCAAAATGCTTACTGCTAAACTAGCAAAATCTAATTTTCCTTTTGTTACAAAAGAATCAATAGCACTATTCATAGAACCAATTACTGATGAAAAAGCATCTTCAGCTATTTTGGCATTATTATAAGCATCTTCTTTAAATTGATTGAAGGCTTTATTCCAACCAAAACTAAAAGTCCTTTGAAAATCAATAGTAGCTTGAATTTGCTCTTTAGCACTTTCAATATAAACATCTCTTAAACTTAAAATAGCGGCTTTTTGTTTTTCATATTCTGCTATTAATGCCGCACCGCCTTGTGTTCCTTTAGCGGCGGCAATTTGTTTATCAATAGCATCTCTAGCTTTTTGATTTGCATCAATTACTTTGTTTACTTCTGCTTGAACTAATGCTTCATCTTTGGTTAGGTTTAATAATTCTCTGGCTTGTATAGCCATTTGTATTTGCAAATCTGCTTGTCTTTTGTATTCAGCAGTTAAATTTTGCGCTAATCCTAATTTTTTCGCATTAGCATTAATAACATCTCTATTTGCTTGACCACCAGCACTATCACCACCAGATGATTCAGTATTGGCTTTTTTTAGCTTTTGCAAAAACTCAATATAATCAGCACCATCTTTTTTAATTTCAGTTAAACCACCTTTAAAATGCTCAATTGCTTTATCTATGCTTAATGTCAAAAGATCATTAACTGTATAAGCTAACATTTTGATTACATCAATTACATACTTTACAGCAGTTACAGCGGCTTCTCCCCAAATAGCAAATCCAACAATAAGATACTTCAATCCAGAAGCAATATAATCTAATGCACTACCAGCTTTAGTCATTTCATTGTAAACAACTAAAAGAGTTGGAATTACTGCTTCTGTAAACATCAAAGAAACTTTCCTGCCGGATGCTTCAATTTTTAAGTGAAGTTCATGCGCCATATTAACAGCTTCGGCATATCTATCAAATGAGCCTTTAGTTTCTTCTAAAGTTTGAGCAAGACCAACAATATCAACACCTCTAATACCTTTGCCAAGAACTTGAAAAGCAATACCATTTCTAGTTACTGAATCTTCAATTTTTGATAACCCAGTAATAGTTTTTGCAAATAAATCTTGGGAAGATAGAGTTTGAATGTCTTTTAATGACACCCCAAGTCTGGCAAATGATTCTTGAGCTTTGGCACTACCTAATGCGGCAGTTTCTACTTTTTGATTAAATCCAGAATATATGCGCCCAGTTTCTTCAGCATTGCCACCATTTTCTTCTAAGGCTTTAGATAACTCTAAAACAGATGCAGTAGTAACATCATTGGCTTTGGCTGTAGTTGTAATGGTATCAGCATATTCCATTGCCCTTTTTGTCATTTCAACAAAAGCGGCAACACCAACAAGTTCTGCTAATTTTTCTTTTAAGCCGTCTAATTTCTTTTCAACCGCCTGAAGTCCAGTAGTGAACTCGGCAGTATCCAGCCCCATTACTACACCCAATCTAGCGATATTATTACTCATTTATATCTTTCCAATAACTCTTTTGGTGCGCCCGGATGCATTAATGCAAAGGCTATTAATTGTTTACTTGCCGCATCTTTCTTTTCTTGCTCCGACAATGGGGGATATAAATAATCGTAAACTGTAGGAATAATGTCTTGTAGCTTATATGGGGGTGCATTAGCACTTCGCATATAATTATAAACCCCAGCAGTTAAATTGCCTAGGGTTTCTAAAATCCTATTATTTCCAATTAATCCATCTGAATACATAATGCAGATGTCATTAAAAGTTTCTTCGGTTACTTCATTTGGATCAGTACCATGAGCAGTCAAATATGCTTTAACTTGCCTACGAACTGACCCTAGGACTTTCCCTTAACTGTTTTGTAAGATGGGGAAATGACAAGGCTAATTTCTTCAATTAATTGTATTTGAATAGAAAATGGGAATAATTCTTCCACCATATTATAGGTAATAGTGGACATATCAAAACCTTCTTCTTCTGGCACTATTAACTTAATTAACGACAAAATACGATTTTCAAGAATAGCTTTATTTTTGGCAGTTTCTTTTAATGAAGTGCCTTTTAATAATATATCATTATCTGTAAATACTACTTCTTCTTGCTTTTCAAATTCAGATTTATTATTAATAAATTCTTTAGATAATTC